CTCCACGGGTGCCGCGTCTGGACGCTACTCCACGGGTGCCGCGTCTGGCGACTGCTCCACGGCGGAAGTAAACGGCAAGGATAGCATTGCGGTTGCAAATGGCGTTAAGAGCAAGGCACGCGGAGCACTCGGATGCTACCTTGTGCTGACCGAATACAATGATAACGGTGACCTAATCTGCGCTAAGATGGAGCGTGTGGACGGTAGTAAAGTAAAGGAAAACGTCTATTACACCTTGAAAAACGGCGAGTTTGTGGAGTGGAGCGAATGAGGAAGCACTACAACAAACGCTGGTTAGAACAGCGTTGGGATGCAAGGCAGCCGGAGCGGTTGGAGCATATCCGGCTGAAACGGCAGCTGAGAACAAAAAAAGGAGGTGGACGATAATGAAGCCGAGCATGGGAATCGCAGAGTGCGTCCAGATTCTTCGGGACAACAACATCTCAAAGACCGAAAAGGTCTTGAGAGCGCAGATCCAGGCGGGAATTTTCCCTGAGTGGTCAAAGCCGTCCGTAGGAACAAAAGAGCCTTGCCCTGACATCTCCCGTGCCAGGTTTATGGCGTGGGTGAAGGACTTTTACAAGCTCGAAAAGGTTTACACAAAGGAGGATCCGAAGGAATGAAGTTAAAATCTACTACTTACTACTGGCTGGCTGTCATTTTTGGCGGCGTTGGAATGGGCACAGCTATGGGCGCAGAGGGCACCGCGCAGACCACTGGATACATCTCCGGCACGCTGTTTGCGGTGTCGCTGGCGCTGATTTTGGCTGCTGTTCTGCTGGCTCGTCTGGGCTTTGCCGCAGAGGACAGGGAGAGAGCCGCAAAGCGGCGCAAGTACGGCAAGATCAACCGTGCCCACGCCCGCAACCCGGAATATCCGGAGAATCAGGAGCGTGGGGCGTGATGACGGCTAAAGAGTACGTTGAGGGCAAAGTCAAGTCCTACACGCGGCTTGCCGAACGCTGCAAGCGAGAAGCTGAAGCCTCAGATGACATTGTTGTCCGGGCCGGATACTCCGCACGGGCAAACGTCTGGGAGATGTGCGCCGAAGAAATGGACAACGTGCGTGAGATGCTGCAAGAGGAGTCCGGGGAGATCACGTATGCCTGACACCGTCCACCATGTCATGTGGTACACCGTGTATGACGCAAAAAAGAGCCTGCCCGTGCGCCAACACGGACAAGCCCAAAGAGTGATGAGTTCTCCGCCCATCACCACAAAAATAACACAAAACAGGAGGTTTTACAAGTGGCGCTTTTGAGAATTTACGATGTGGAGCAAGAGCCGCCAGCGCTTGTTTCGCAACAGCAATTTCCGTTTGCTTCGGATGCAATTGCGATTGCCGATGAACTGGCAAAGAGAAAGCCTGAACGGCTGTACAGGGTGTTTGACGCTGATATGAACGTTGTGTATGCGAGGTGAATATTTATGCAAGAAGAACTGACCGTCCGGGTGGAGCACCCGGAGCTGCCCGCGATCCGGTGGAACGAAGCCGAGGTGCAGCAGAATTTGACCGAGATGCTGACCGCCTACACCGGCCGCGTCTACACCCCGGAGACCATCAAGGATGCCAAGGCCGACCGCGCCGCCGTGAACAAGCTGGACAAGCAGCTCAGCGATGCCGCCCGCAGCGCAAAGGCCTTTTACATGAAGCCGTTGGAAGAGTTCTTGCAGAGCGCCAAGCAGATGCAGGGCCAGTGTAAGGCCGTCTCCGGTGCCATTGACCAGCAGGTCAAGGCTGTGGAGGAAGCCGAACGGAAGGATAAGGCCGACGCCCTTCGAGCTGTCTATACCGACTGCATCGGCGAGCTGAGGGAGATGATCCCCTTTGACCGCCTGCTTGTGCCCCAGTGGCTCAACAAGACCTATGATCTGGCAAAGGCCAGCCGGGAGTTGCGCAAGAGCGTGGAGACCCGGCGGGAGGAGCTGCGGCTCATCCGGGAGACCTGCGGCGAGGATGCCGAAGCTTGCATCACGGAGTATCTGCGTGAGCTGAACCTGAACGCTGCCCTTGTGGAGCACAGCCGCCGCCAGAATGCCCGGGACGCACAGCGCCGCGCAGAAGCCGAGAGAATGGCCGCAGAGAGTGCGCAGGCGGCTGCACCGGTCATTATCCCTCCGACCGATGAAGAACGTCAGATCGCCGCAGAATCGGTTCAAATGGCACAGGCCAATGCAGTCATCACGCCGGATGGCAGGTTGGATTTCAGCATGCTTCAGAAATTCGCAGAGCCTGCCCAGCGGGAAGCTCCTGCCCGCAAGCAGTATCGCTTCTGGGTAGAGTTCACCCGCGAGGATACCGCATGGTTCAAGCAGGGAGCCGCAGAGCGCGGTTTCCGCTATGGTTCTATCAAATAATCTTGGAGGTATTTACTTATGGCACTTACTCGTTCCGGCGCACCCGCGCCTACTTCGTCCGTTTCAAACGCACAGTCTCTGGCAAACCGTTCCGTCCAGAACGCCAACCGTGCAGGCAGCACTGCTATGCAGGCCGCATCCCCGTCCGTTCCGGTGGAGATCACGGCTGCCGATGGCCAGCACCTCGTCGTCAGTTTCGACGAAGTACGGCGTTTTATTTGCGACAAAGCCACCGACACCGAGTGCAAGATCTTTCTGGAGACCTGCAAGCAGTACAAGCTGAACCCCTTTACCAAAGAGGCTTACCTGATCCACTACGACAACAAGAACGATGACACCGCCAGCACCATCGTGCTGGGCAAGAACTGCTACATGCAGATGGCCGAGCGCAACCCCAACTTTGACGGCTTTGAAGCCGGCGTGATTGTCCTGACCGCAGATGGCCAGCTGCTGAACCGTGAGGGATCTATCGTCTATGATGGAGACGGCGGCGAGACCCTTCTGGGCGGCTGGGCAAAGGTCTACCGCAAGGACCGCACCCGCGCCAGCTATGAGGAAGTCAAGCTCAGCGAGTATGACACCGGCAAATCCCTCTGGAACGGCAAAAAGGCCACCATGATCCGCAAGGTGGCTTTGGTGCACGCCCTGCGTGAAGCGTTCCCGTCTACCTTCGGCGCTCTGTACGATGAATGCGAGGTGCGTGTGGATGCCGAAAGCACCGCCCGCGAGGTGTCGCCTGAAGAACTGCCGGTGCTGGATCCTTACGCAGGTTCCCACCGTCACCGCAAGACGGCAGGCACCCTGATCCCTGCCCCGGATGCACCCTCTGTAGAGGAAAACGCCGATGATCCGTTTGGCGGTGATGATGCATGATCGTCCAGACCAAGAACGGCATCATGCTGCACGGTGAGATCGCCAAAGACCCGGTACTTCGCGATGCCGGGCAGAAGCGGGTGCTGAAGTTTGACCTGAAAGCCAGCCGCACACAGGATGAATCCGGCAAATGGCAGAGCTTCTTTGTGGGCGTGAACCTCTGGCACGGCATCGACCAGTGGGATGGGATGCTGCAGAAAGGCGATCAGGTCACAGTTTTTGCGCAAAAGCTGAAAGAGCGGGAGTATAACGGCAAGGTCTATTACGACGTGGACGCGGATGATGTTCAGCCCGGTGGGCTGGTGACATTCCGCTGGCTGCAGCAGATGATCGACCTGATGGCACAGCCCGGCCCGCCGCTGGAACCTGCAGAACCGGCAGGCCTGCAGGGCGCGCAGATGTACCCCTGTGAAACGCTTGCGGATTACGCACCGCACAGCACTGTCGCGCCTGAACCGGCTCCATCTACCGAGTATGACCCCATCAACGAAGACGCAGAAGATCTTCCCTTCTGATTTCGCAAGCTGTGCTATCCGGCTATACGGGCGTGCAAAGGAGGTGAGCAAGTGGCAAAAGAAGAAAAAAAGTCGTTTGTCGTGTATCTGGATTGGTTTGACGCGCTGGAAGAGTACACGGATGCCGAAGTCGGACAGCTGATGCGAGCTTTGGCGAAACACGTCCGCACTGGTGAGAATCCAACGTTTTCCGACCGTGGAATGCGTGGGAACTTCCGTTTCATGTGCAATGGAGTGGATTCTGCTACGGAAAAGTACGAGAACGTCAAGCAAAAGCGCCGTGAAGCCGGAAAAGCCCGTGCAGCTCAAATGCAAGCAAACTCAGCACATGCTAGCACATGCTACCAAGTGCAAGCAAGTGGTAGCTATAATGATACTGTTACTGGAACTGATACTGTTACTGGAACTGATACTGTTACTGGAACTGATACTGTTACTGGAACTGATACTGTTACTGGAACTGATACTGTTACTGGAACTGATACTGTTACTGGAACTGTTATATCCCCTAACGGGGATATATATAATAGCGCCGCCCACGCCGCCGTTGACGTAGAACTTTCCAAGATCGTCCAGCATTATCAGCAGGCCGTCGGGGACTTCCCACGCTCTGCACTGGACAAGCTGCAGAAGTGGAGGCAAGAGTACAGCACAGAGATGATCCTGTTGGCGATTGACAAGGCTGCAGAAGCTGGCAAGCGGTCGTGGAACTACATCAACGGCATATTGTCCGGCTGGAAACGGGACGGCCTGCGCACGCTGGGAGACGTGGAAGCCAACGAACAAAGCCGACAAGCCAGACCGAGAGGCAAGCAGCCAACCGAGACCGTAGACGACCAGCTTGCACGGGTGCTGGCGAAGATGGACAGAGAAAGAGGGTTTGAGACATGACGCGGGAAGACGTGGCAAAGCTGATCCGCATGAATTTTGTGCTGTACAAGCTGGGTTCCAAGCCACTGACCGATGAGGAGATGCAGACCACTATCGATGTGTGGGCGTATCAGTTTGGCGACTATGACGGCGATACTGTCAAGCGGGCTTTTCTGGCGGCAAACCGGGTATGCGTTTATCCGGTCACGGTGGCCGACATCTTCAAGCAGCTTTCCCAGTGTCTTGACCCGTCCGCTGAATGGGAAGCTCTGGCTGTAGCGGCACGCAAGGCACAGACATTTTTGAGCTGGCGCAAGTTCCCGATGGTGACCGGCATTGATGAAAAGGGCGGGCTGCTGCGTAGTGACGGACAGAAAGAGCTGAAAGCCCTGTATGACCAACTCCCCCCGGCGGCAAAATCCTATGCCGGGAGCGTGGGAGGGCTTGCAGAGCTGGCTGAAATGCCGGACCTCACATACCGCCGTGCCGAATTCTTAAAGCAGGCTCAGGCCGATATCACAACTGCCCCACGTGAAGCTGCAAGGCTGCGAGTGAGCGAGCTGACAAGGAAGGAGATTGAAAAATGAGCGAATATATCGACCGCGAAAAAGCCATCGCAAAAATCAAAGCAGCATATTGCTGTGGCTGCGAAAATTACAACGGCGTAAGATGCCGCGCGTGTCAGATTATGGACGCGATGGATGTGCTGGAAGATGAACCGGCAGTGCCTGTGATTGACGCGGAATCTATGAAAAAGTACCTGACCGACTGGAAAGACGGGCTGGACGGGAGCGGAAATTGGGGGTACTCGTACGCAATCAGGGCAGAGCAAACGGTTCAGGTGCTGGATACCACACTGAACCACATTGGTTACATGCTCAAGGAGAACAGCGGGGTGCAGACCGATGGTAAAACTTGAACCCTGCAAAGACTGCCCCGACCGGCACCCGATCTGTCACGACAGCTGCCCGAAGTACGCCGAGTACAAGCGTCAGCTGAAAGCGCAGCGCATCTACACCAACGGTAACCACGCGGCGGAGCGGATCAGCCGTAACGATTTCAACAAAGAAGGATGGATGGGAGGAAAACACCCGCCCAGAAAAAGGAGAAAAGCATGAAAACCGTACAGGATATTATGGCTGAAAATGGCTCATTGGCAAACATTGAGCGTTTTCAGACGATGCAGAAGTGGGAATACAAGCGCAAGGTAGAGCACGCGCAGGAAATGGCCGAGGCATTTTACTACTGGGCAAAAGAGCACGAAAAGGGCGTGCACCTATCCGTGGGCGGTCTGGATTCCATCACGCTGCATTACTTCTTGGAGAGCATCGGGCTGCCAGTCACCTGTGTGTCCTGCTCATTGCTGGAGAGAAAGGGCGTGCAGCAGGTACACAAGCGGATCGCTGCAGAAATGGAAGAAGAATACAAGGGATGGATGGGCGATGGAGAAAAGCCGTCTTTCGTGTTCCTGAAGCCGCTGAAAAGTAAGGTTCAGGTCTTACAGGAATTTGGCTGGCCTGTGATCAGCAAGGAAAAGGCAGGCAAGATCATGTTGCTGCAAAACCCGACAGAGCAAAACGCAACCGTTCGACATGCGATCATTACCGGGGAAACCGGCGAATATGGAGGCTGGCAGAAGAACAGCCGCATGAAGCTGCCGCAGAAGTGGCTCGACCTGTTTGGCGGCGCAGACGCGGAGGGCGCGGCGCTTGGGTATCAGGCGGCCCCGTTCAAGGTGTCTGACCGCTGTTGCTACTACCTCAAGGAAAAGCCCTGTAACGACTGGGCGCGAGACCACAACAGCGTGCCCTATATGGGCCTTATGGCCAGCGAGGGCGGGCGGCGCGAGAAAAGCCTGAAAATGCACGGATGCAACTATTTCGGCAAGACCACCACCAGAAGCGCGCCCTTTGCCATTTTCGACCGACAAGACGTTTTACAGCTTGCGCTTGACCTGGACGTGCCCATTCCAGCCGAATACGGAGAGATCGCAAAGGACAGAGACGGCAAGTTGTACACAACAAAGGCACAGCGCACCGGCTGCACTATGTGCGGCTTTGGCATCCACGTCGAAGGAAGACCGCATCGTTTTGACATCTTGCGGGAGACCAACCCCAAAGAGTGGGAGTTCTGGATGAAGCACGTCTGCCGGGACGAAAATGGAAACTGGTACGGCTGGGGCCGTGTGCTGGACTATATCGGCATCGGCTGGGAAGACGTGCCGGAGCAGGCCGTGCAGATGCACATTGACGATCTGATGGAGGATGTGAAGTGATAAAAAAATCATACACTGTTCTTCCTTGCCCAAAGTGCGGGAGCGGATTTATTGCATGGGGAAAGAAAATCGAGTCAGTTAATCCGAAGCTCACAGTGCTGTCAGCCCCGGGGACTGAACTTTGTTGTTTGATGTGCGGGCATTACGCACCAACACTCAAGCAGTGGAACAGCGAGGAACGAAAGAAATGCACTTGACTCTCTACGGCGACCCCCGCACAAAGAAAAACAGTGCACGCATTCTCCGCACACGCTCCGGGACCCCATTCGTGGCCACCAGCAAGGTTTATGTGGATTATGAGACGGACTGCCTGCGGCAAATCAAAAGGCCGCGTAGCCCAATCTCTGCCCGTGTGAACGTGCGGTGCGTCTACTACACGAAGACCGCCCGTCGGGTTGATCTGGCAAACCTCATCGAGGCTACAACGGACATTCTGGTGAAAGCCCGCGTGCTGGAGGACGACAACAGCAAGATCGTTGCCGCCCACGATGGCAGCCGGGTGGAGCTTGACCGGAAACAGCCACGGGTGGAAATTGAGATTGAAGAAATGGAGGAATAAAGCCGCATGAATCAAGTTTTTCTAGTTATAGGTTCAGCATTTTGCTACGTTGGTGGTTTCTGCATCATGATCTTTATTTTGGGCGCGATGACTGAGCTGTGCATCGAAATCTGGGACGGAAAGTTTAAGCAAATCTGTCTCAGATTTCAAATAAATCCGGCCGATGTTGCCTATCTTGCTGAAAACAGAAAAGACATTGAAGCGTGTCTTGATAAGCAGCGCGTTCAATGGCCAAAAACGGATACTGCGCCTTCTGGATGGTGGTGCTGTCCAAAATGCGATGCGCTGAATCAATACGTCAAAGACGACGAGTCGGTTGCATACTGCCGCTGCTGTGGACAGGCGGTCAACATGTTTCTTTTTCAGGAGGTGTACAAATGACTCGCACATGGACATCTGACACCGACACGCAAAAGCCGGGAGAGACCACCGATGAGCAGAAGCTGCGGGCTTGGTTCGAGCGCCTGCCCCGGATGCGGGCACTGATCCGCCAGCAGCAGGAACACATTGCAAGCCTGCGCAGTGCGGCTACAACAATTACGTCCAGCACATCCGGCGCGCCCGGCCACTCCGGAACAAGCGACAAGGTGGGCACCAATAGCGATGCTGCCATAGATGCAGAAGCAAAGCTGGCTGAGCTGAAATGCCGGTATACCGAGATGCAGAAGGATGCCATTGAAGCCGCCTATATGCTCCACGCCGATCCTGCATCCATCCGCCGCAGTAAGTGCATCATCCTGTGCTATGTTGAAGGCAAGCGGCACGCCGATATCGCGGCAAAAGTCGGCTATTCCAAGCCGTCTCAGGTTTCACGCGCAATTTCGGAAGGCCTGAGCCAGCTGACAGAGATCGCGAACGAGCTGAATCTTAGTTGAACCTGTACATTTTGCACAACGTCAGAGGGCTTTGTTTTTACACGCTCTGGGATTTACTTGTTATCGGCATCTGTGCTATTGTGGTACCATCGGCAAAGCCGAAAAGGCAAACCGATGCACGCAGCCTCCGAAACGTGTCCCTTCTTGGCATTTTCCTCCTTTTCTGCTTGCAGGTACCGGGCTTTGCTCTCTCTTCACGTTTCGCGGGCTGCTTCTATGCGATACACTGACACAAAGGCAGCCTGCCGCTCATGAGAGACAGGAGGCGGTTCGATTCCGCCGTATCGCTCCATATGGCGCATGGACTAGACAACCCGCAAGGCCGCACGTGCAACCTCTCGTGCCGAGAAAAGGCCTTAGAATCCTTGCCAAGGTGTAGCTTTCCTGACAGGATGTGCGCCAACCAACAGCCCCGGCGGCGAACCGGAGCTGTTTTTATATGGCCGCCTGAGCGCAGTTTGGAGCGCGGCGCGTGTGTGTAGACACGGCTGGTTCGATTCCAAGGGCGGCTTTTTATATTCCCGTAGTTCAAGTGATGGAACAGCGGTCTCCAAAACCGCAGGCTGCAGGTTTGAGCCCTGCCGGGAATGCCAGCTGCGTGCCCTGTGAGGGGGCCGCGCAGCACGCCGGGTGTCTGGCGGCGTACGTTCCGGACACAGCAGCGCCCACCGTTTGACGCCTGTCCAACGCAACTGAATGCTGGGCGCTGCTTATTTTAATATTTTGACCGTTCGGATTTCCGGGCGGTTTTTCTTTTGCATGAATTTAGAGAGGTGGTGGCGGTGAGCGCGAAGCGGCTGACAGACAGGCAGAAAAAGAAGATCATTGCTGACTATGTGCAGCTGCAGAGCTACACCAGAGCCGCAAAGCTGAACGACGTGGCAGAAAGCACTGTGCGGAAAATCGTGAAAGATAATCCAAAGTGCGCGGATTTGTGCGCCTTAAAAAAAGAGCAGAACACGCAGGACATGCTTTCCTACTTAGGCAGCAAGTGCGGGGAAGCACAGAATCTTCTCGGGCTGTACCTTCAGGCGATGGCAGACCGTAACAAAATCGCGGAAGCAACACTGCCGCAGCTGTCAACGGCGTTCGGCACCATTGTGGACAAGTTTGCCATGCTGGGAGGTCAGAGCGGCGTTGAAGTCCCGGACGATGGCCTTGTGGAGGCCCTGAATGCCGCCGCAGACCTCAGCCCGCCTGACGATGTGGATCTTCTGCCAAAGGAAGAGGACGACAATGCGGAAAAGTAACGGCTTTCGCTGGAAAGCCCTCAGCCAGAGGCAAAAGCAGGTCCTGAGCTGGTGGACACCGCAGAGCGCATACAGCGGCTACAACGGCATCATTGCCGATGGCGCTATCCGCTCGGGCAAGACCTTTGCCATGAGCTTTTCTTTTGTCCAGTGGGCCATGACCTGCTACAGCGGCCAGCAGTTTGCCATGTGCGGCAAGACCATTGCCAGCTTCCGGCGAAACGTGCTTGGCACGCTCAAGCAGCAGCTTGCAGCCCGTGGCTACAATGTCAAGGAGCACCGGGCAGAAAACTGCATGACCGTCAGCAAGGGCGGCAAATCCAACGAGTTTTACTTTTTCGGCGGCAAAGACGAGAGCAGCCAAGACCTAATCCAGGGCATCACGCTGGCTGGGGCATTCTTTGACGAGGTGGCCCTGATGCCGAAGAGCTTTGTCAATCAGGCCACGGCCCGATGCTCCGTCACCGGGTCAAAGTTCTGGTTCAACTGCAATCCGGGCAGCCCAATGCACTGGTTCTATCTGGAGTGGGTGCGGAAATGCCGTTCCCGCAAGATGATGTATCTCCACTTTACGATGGACGACAACTTGTCGCTCTCCGAGGACATCAAGGACAGATACCGCAGCCAGTACAGCGGAGTTTTCTACCAGCGCTACATTCTGGGCCTGTGGACGGTGGCAGAGGGCCTTGTATATGACATGTTCGACCCCAAAAAACACGTCATTGACGTGCTGCCCGAGCTGTCCCCGAAGAGCGCCTATGTGGCGTGCGACTTCGGCACCCAGAACGCAACGGTGTTCCTGCTGCTCCAAAAAAAGGCCGATGCAGACTGCTGGATCGTCACCCGGGAGTATTACTACAGCGGGCGAGAGCAGAAGCGGCAAAAGACCGTGGGCGAGTACGTCACAGACCTGAAATCGTGGCTGAACGGCCTGAAGCCGGAAAGGGTCATAGTAGACCCCTCGGCCCTGCCCCTGATTACGGAACTGCGCAAGAATGGCTTTACACAGACCCCCGCAAACAACGACGTTCTGAGCGGCATTCTGGACGTGCAGACCATGCTGCAGACCGGGCGGCTGAAGATATACAAAGACTGCAAGCACACGCTGGAAGAGTTCGGCGTGTACGCTTGGGACCCAGATAAAGACGATGCCGTGCTGAAGGTCAACGACCACTGCATGGACGCCATCCGATATTTTGTGCGCACAAAGCGCCTTGTGAAACTGAGGGATTGATTTTGAGCACTGTATACACATTCCAGACCTTTCAGCAGGCGCAGGCCGCCGGGGAACAGCCTGATTTTGTCCGGCGGTTCGTGCAGCAGCACTGCGCTTCTGGCCCTTACAGGATGGCGCTGGACGCTGACCTGTACGACGCTCAGAAAAACCCGGGCGCGGAACGTTTTTCGCAAGCCTACGCCTTTATGCTGAAGCGCCTTTCCAAGAACACGCGGCAGGATGTACCCCGGCCCGATATGGTCAAGAGCAATCTTTTCCGGCGGCTGAACAAGCAGCGTGCTACCTACTCCCTGGGCAACGGCGTCACCTTTGCGGATAAGGACGTGGACAAAGAAAAACTGGGGGCTGAATTTGACGAGCAGATCCAGAAGGCCGGATATTTTGCCCTGATCCACGGTGAGAGCTTTGGCTTCTGGAACAACGACCATCTGGTGGTGTTCAAGCTGACCGAATTTGCACCCCTGTACGATGAGACCACCGGCTCCATGCGGGCCGGGGTGCGGTTCTGGCGGCTGAATCCTGACACGGATATGCACTATGTCCTGTACGAAGAGGACGGTTACACCGAGTACACGGAAAGCAGGATCGGCAGCACTATGCAGGAGACGGCCCCGAAGCAGGCATACAAGAGCGTGACCGTCTCCACCCCCGGCGGCGGGCTGGAAAGCGTGGAGGGGGAAAACTACAGCACTCTGCCTGTGGTGCCGCTGTGGGGATCCGACCTGCATCAAAGCACCCTCGTAGGCCTGAAAGCCTACATCGACAACACCGATCTGGTGACGTCCGGCTTCTGCAGCGACTTGCAGGATTGCGCACAGATTTACTGGCTGTGCGAAAACTTCAACGGCATGACCGATGATGAACTGCAGGAGTTCCTTGCAAAGCTGAATTTGTACCACATTGCCGGTGCGGACACCAGCGAGGGCGGCAAGATCACCCCATACACCAGCGAGGTGCCGGTGACTGCCAGGCAGACCCTGCTGGAGCTGCTGCACACCCGGGTCTATGAGGATTTCGGCGGCCTGGACGTGCATTGCGTCAGCGCAAACAGCACCAACGACCATCTGGATGCGGCTTATGAGCCCCTGAACCAGAACGCAGACGACTTCGAGGCCCAGATCAAGCCTTTTGTTCGTCAAATCTGTGCGCTGGCTGGCTTTGGCAGCGCAACGCCGACGTTCAACCGGAACCGGATTGTGAACACCGCAGAGCAGGTGGCAACGGTGATTTCCGAGGCACCCATCATTGGGCAGGACATGGCCATTGACCTACTGCCAAACCTGACCCCGGAGCAAAAAGAAAAGGCTCGGGCGTCCCTGATGGCTGAGAGTGCAGAGCGGGAGACCGTGGACGAGGAGGAAGACACCGATGAAAAAACCCGGCAAAATTTATGATCCTCTGGGAAGATTGATCGATGTGATGCTTTTTGTCGCTGATTTTGCCGTTGTGGCTGGGTGCTTTCTGGCCGTTGCGCAGGCGATTGGCTTATGACCGACCGTGACCGCATTTCCACCCGGCAGCTGAACCGCCTGCGCCGCCGTATCCTCCGGGTGTACGGCACTGCCCGCCGGGAGATGCAGGAGCAGCTGACCGAGTTTCTTACAAAATATAAGCAACTGGACGAGCGCAAGCGGGCGCAGCTGGATGCGGGCGAGATCTCCGAGGACGATTACCGCATCTGGCTGCAAAATCAGGTCTTTCAGTCCGATTTGATGCACGCCAAGCTGGACGGCATCACGCAGACCTGCACCACAGCCCAGCAGACGGCCTACAAGCTGGCCCGGGATGAGCAATACAATATCTTTTCCTTTGGCGCAAACTGGGCTTTCTACGAGCTGGAACAGGCCGCAGGCGTGACGTTCGGGCTGACCCTGTACAATACCGAAGCAGTCAAGCTGCTGCTGAAGGAAAACCCCAAGCTGGTGCCAAACAAGCGCATCAAGAGCGAGAGCAACCGCACCTATGACGCCCGGGTGTTCAATCGCTACGTCATGCAGGGCATCGTGCAGGGTAAGAGCGTCCACGACATCGCTGTGCAGGCCGTCAACGGTATGGCTGATACAGAGATCCACTGGGCCATAAACAACGCCATCACGGCGCTCACAGGCGCCCAAAACGCCGGGGCATTGCAGCAGATGCGCAACGCCCAGGCTTTGGGCATCGAGGTCAAAAAGCGGTGGAACTCCACCCACGACTACCGCACCCGCGAGATGCACCGCCTGCTGGATCAGCAGACGGCAGAGCTTGACGAGCCGTTCAAGGTCATGGGTTACGAGATTCAGCACCCCGGCGACCCTAACGCGGCCCCGGAGATGGTCTACCGCTGCCGCTGTGTGCTGTCCTCTGCGCTGGGCAGGTACCCCCGGCAGAACGCCATGCAGCGGGACAATGTGACCAAAGAGACAACGCCCGTCATGGATTACACCGAGTGGTATAAATCCAAGGGCGGCACAGAAACCGAGCAGATGTGGTGGGCGGAAGAGAGAAAACGGAGAAAGGAGAGTTCCCAAAATGAGTAAACGAGGATCTGGAAGCTCTACAAGGGCGAGCGGTCAGAAGACTACGCTTGATGAATTTCTCGCAAAACGTGGCTTAAGTTCGCCCATCAGCGATTACATGGACGATAAGATGCGTATTCCTCACGGCTTGACACGCCGCCAAACGGAAAAAATGCAAAGGGAAGCCCACGAGGCCGCCGCACAGTATTCCGCAAGGCGAGAGTCTGCTATTGCAGAATACAAAGCGGGCGTTGCGTCTGGCACAATCAGAGAAAAGAGCCGTGTTGAAGTTTTGATGGGCAAAGCGAAAGGGCATCCTGACAATCCTTCCACACAGGCAGCACGCCGTGCGCTGGAAAAACGTGGTTACAACTGGAAAACAGGAAAAAAGCTCAAGAAAAAGTAAGGATAGGAGGGATGAACCGTGATTCTGCCAATGGAAAACACCGAGAGGATGATATTTCCCGGTGTGGGCAAGTACGGCATCCCTGCTATCCAGCCTGAAACGGATATCCGCATTGACAAACTGGAATGGATCCCGGTCAATTATGCGCTGACCGCCAAAGACAAGGCCACAAAAGGCGTGCATTTTTACAAGGACGATTACCAGTTTGAACGGTTCTGGAACAACCCAGACAAGTATATTCCTCTGCTGCAGCAGTTTGGGGCTGTGTGCTCGCCGGACTTTTCTCTTTACAGCAATATGCCGCTTGCAGTGCAGCTTTTCATGCACTACAAAAAGCACTGGTTGGCTGCTTACTGGCAAATGCACGGAATCCATGTGATTCCAACGCTCTGTTGGTGCGGCGAGCAAAGTTATGACTGGTGCTTTGACGGAGAACCGACAAACAGCATTGTGAGCATTTCCAGCCACGGCACACAGTCCGACCCATACGAAGCAGAATGCTTTGCCAAGCACTGCCGCGTGGCGCTGGACAGGCTCAAGCCGACAAGTATTTTGTGGTATGGCAAATGCCCGGCAGAATTTGACTGGAATGTCACAAAAATTAAGCCATTTCAATACGAGAGGAGGCACTACCGTGAGTAAAAGAGGTTCGGGCAGCTCCGCGAGAGCGGGCGGCGGAAGCGCTGATGAGCACAAGTTTGAATCATTTGTAAATGGCCGCTGGATAACAGACGACAGAAAAGTTGAAGCAGAACGGCAAAGAAAGCTTGCGACTATTGTTGACAATTCGAGATATAAGAAATCACACAACGAAACCATTGACTTTGTGAAAAAGCAAGTTGGCGTTGACCTTAACAAATACAGAACTGGTGATGGTTCTGAACCTTACATGACAACATTTTGGGAAAAAGGCCCAAAAGTTGCATTTGATTTCAAAGGAATGTCTCGCAGCGACTGGGACAAGTTAATGCAGCTAACAACAAAGCCGTATGGCGTTACTTTTGAACAGGGCAATGCGTGGATTGGCTACATCTCCAGAAAGAAGAAAAAGTGAGCCATGAAATTTGATTACGACATCAAATTCACCGACAACACCCCGCAACTCCATGAAGCGCTGGAAGCGTGGGTGGAGCGGGTGCTGACCATCTGGGGCATGAAGGTGCAGGACTATGCACAGCTGCTTGTTCCCACCGGCACGGCAGACAGCACCGGAATAGAAGGCTATGTGGGCGGTGCGCTGAAAGCGTCCATTACCTACGTTGTATCTGCAGCGCAAAAGACCGTGACCATCGGTTCTAACTTGCTATACAGCGCCTATGTGGAGTTGGGCACCGGTATCTTTGCAGAGAAGGGAAACGGACGCAAAACGCCGTGGGTCTGGCAAGACTTCAACGGCAAATGGCACTTTACCCGGGGCATGGCTCCCCGCCCCTTCCTACGCCCGGCGGTAGAAGATCATATCAAAGAACTGCAAGAGATTGCGGTGGAAGAAGCGAACAAGGAGGCGTAATTCATGGATTTGGAGAAAATGTTCAAAACACCAAAAGAAAAGTTCCTGCCCGATGATGTGAAAACTGCGCACTGCGAGGCAGAAGACCTTTTCCTTGAACTTGCAACGCAGCTTGACGCGCTTCCTGAAAGCCGAGAAAAAAGTCTGTGCATGACAAAATTACAGGAAGCGAAGTTTTGGGCGGTCGAATGTATCACCAAAGTTGCACGCAAAAACTAAATACTCAGCGGTTGGCGCACAGCGTCAGCCGCTTTTTTATGCCGTTTTCGCACAACTGGCAGTGCTCCCGGCTCATAACCGGGTAGTTGCAGGTTCGAGCCCTGCAAGCGGCACCACACCGGCAGCACGTCCGGCAAAATAACCTGATTGCCAAGCATGGCAGCCCGAGCAAGGGCAGAAAGGACTATCACATGGCACTTGAAAGAAAAGACCTCCGCGCGATTCTGGAGGATGATACCGTGGACGTCAGCGGCAAGATGAAGAAGATTCTGGACATGCTGCACACCGAAACGGACGCTCTTCAGAACCAGCTGGATGACGCCAAGGCCGCGACCGCCAAGGCTGAGAAGGAGCGGGACGCCGCTGCCAACAGCAAGACCGTTGCGGAAAAGGCTTTGGCCGACTACAAGGCCCAGCAGACCCAGAAGGACACCCGGGCCACGAAAGCAGCGGCATACAAGCAGCTGCTGAAGGACAATGGCGTGCTGGAAAAGCACTTTGACCGCGTTGTAAAAATGACCGGCGCGGACATTGATGCTTTGGAGCTGGACGAGAACGGCAAGGTCAAGGACGCAAAGAAGTTCATGGACAGCCAGAAAGACGTATGGGGCGACTTTGTGGCTACGACCACGACCACCGGCGCAAAGGTGGACAACCCGCCCACCAACAACAGCGGAGTCTCCCTTGAGGATTTCCGCAAGATGAGCCTTGACGACCGCATCAAGTTCAAGGCAGAAAACCCCGACCTGTACAGCGAGTACAGGGGTAAATAAGAAAGTGAGGACAATTTATGGCAAGAACTGGCACTTTTGGCGGCTTTGATTTCGACGTTGAGGTTTTCGGCGACTACATGGCCGAGCAGAACACCATCAACACCAACATCATCGCCTCTGGCGTTATCCGTGAGGATTCCTCTATTATGAGCCTCATCGGTGAGAAGGGCAATGTGGCTACAATCCCGTTCTATACCGAGCTGGACGCCAACGCTTCTCCCGCACTGAACAATGATGGCAACACTGACAACGAACCTGCGGAAGTCACAGGCGGCAAACAGACCTGTATGCTCATCCAGCGCATGAAGGCATGGAAAGCACAGGATTTCACCCGTGAGCTGACCGGCGCAAATCCCATGCAGCACATCGCCCAGCAGGTCACCCATTTCTACGAGCAGACGTGGCAGAAGGAGCTGATGGCCGAGGTTGATGCCGTGTTGCAGAATACCGACATGGCCGCCCACGTGTACGATATCACTAAGAACGACGCCGGAAAAGTGGATACCGAGTCTCTGCTGTATGCACAGCAGGCTGCTTTCGGCGATACCGCATCCTCTGGCGGTCTGATCGTACTGCACAGCATGATTCTGGCAAAGTACAAGGCCCTGCAGCTGGTCGATTATGACAAGTACACCTTCAATGACGCTCTGCGCACCGAGGTTACCCTGCCCCGCATCGGCGGCATGACCGTGCTTGTCAACGACGCCGCCACCAAAACCACGGCAAATCCCACCGGATCCGGCTCCGTTACGGCTTATAACACCTATCTGCTGGGCACTGGCTCCTTCATCGGCTGCCGCAAGACCAACTATGAGAACCCCTACTACACCGACTATGACCCCGAGACCAAGGCCGGCATCCAAAAGCTGTACACCAAGGAGGGCCGTGTCATCCACCCCAACGGCTTCAGCTTCAAGGCAGACAATGTGAGCGGCGAGTCTCCCGCAACGACCGATCTGGCCAAGAAAGCAAACTGGGAGCGCAAGTTCAAGACCGAGAATATCAAAATCGGCAAGATGGTCTCTCTGGGCTAAACAGGAGGTGCCTCCATGACCGTCCCTGAGCTGTGCGCACTGACGCACAATTTCTTTGACCGGGCGGACGACCCCATTGCTGGGGAGTTCGCCTTTGAGCCGGATACCGTGCCCGCCGGGGTAGTGCCGGGGCAGTATTTCCTTGTGTGCGGATCCATCTTCAATGACGGCGTGCACAAGGCCGGGGACGGCGATCTGACCGCCGAGACCTTCACCGGGACGGTACAGCCTATGCGCGTGCCGCCTGATTTTGTGGCGCTGGCTGAAAAAATCGACGCATACGACAAGGCGCTCCCGGCCGGTGGCGTGTATGTGTCGCAGTCCTTTGCCGGGTGGTCCGGCACGCTGGCTACAGGCACGGACGGGCTGCCCGCTGACGGCAAGACCCGCTATAAATCCGAGATCAATCAGTGGAGGAAGATGTGACATGGTCAATCCGTTCACTGCATCCACCGTGATGCAGGGCTTTACCCAAAAATACCGCTTTCAGACCCGCAGCTATGAGCCGGACGGCGTGGGCGGCTTTGTTTCCGGCTGGACGGACGGCCCAGAGTTTGAAGCCGTGGAGCGCCACGACACCACCGTGGAAGCTCAGGTGGCAGAGCAGGCCGACACGGCATCTACATACACGCTGCTTGTTGGCACCGGTGTTCCGCTGGCCTTCCCGGACTACATCAAGCGGGTAAGTGATGGGCAGACCTTCCAGATCACCAGCACGGCAGATGAGGGCAAAGCCCCGCCGGAGTCCGGTATGGGCCTGCGGGCCGTCAAGTGCAAAAAGGCGGTGCTGCCGTAATGGGACCGTCTGAGAGCATCAACCGGGCGCTGAACACGTTTTTCAACGACTTTGGCATCCCGGGTTATCTGGAAGATAACATCCCTCCTGCCGCTTCACTGCCCTATCTGACCTACAAGCCCACCATCCCCGGCGGGTGGAACGAAACAGCATCCTTCCACGCCCGGCTGTGGTACCCAAGCAAGGGCGGCAGAGCCCCCATTCTGCAAACCGAAGATACGATCAGCGCAGCCCTCGAGGACAGCATAACGCTTTCCTGCGAGGGCGGCGCTATTCTTTTGCAAAAAGGCACCCCGTGGGCACAGCCCCTCGACAACCCGCCTGAAGGGTATCTGTGCGAATACCTTATTTTTGAACTTACACGGCTTATACCGTGAGTAAAGGAGCAATATGGCTGAAACTTTAGCAAAGAAGTTTAACGTCAACGTTTTGACAGCGGACGCTTTCAAGAGCATCCCCAAGGGATCGGGCAACATTTTGTCCGATTTCTCGCTTGAGGCCCCGAAAATCGATGAAACAAACGTTATCCACGCCACACAGGGCGGCGTGACTATCACCTATCAGAACTCCACCGAGGATACTCTTTCCGAAATCGACAACGCCCCCACCAATACAAAGCAGGGCGTGGAAGTCACCGGAACCACCGCAACCATCTCTTACACGACTCCCAACGCAGACCCTAAGAGCATCCAGCTCGCCATTGGCACTGCGGACATTGACCCGGAAGACCCCACCCACGTGGTTGCACGCCTGAAAACCGCTTTGACGGATTTCAAGCCCATTTGGTGGGTCGGCCCCATGATCGGCGGCGGCTTTATCGTGGTCAAGCTCTATAATGCCATGTCCACCGGCGGCCTGAGCCTGAAGTCTGAGCACCGCGGCGGCGGCTCGATGCAGATCACGCTGACCGCTTTTGCAGACCTCGAGAACCCCGAACAGGCACCGATGGAGTTCTACTCTATCACAAAGGCCGCGTCCTGATGTAAGGAGGAAAGACATGAAGGAAATCATTGATCTGGAAGGCAAGGAGTACCTTGCAAAAACTTATAAGCTGGCAAAGGCATACAAGCAGTGCATCGTTGACACGGGCGCGGTGGCGGCGGCAACTCAGCCTGCGCCGCTGACTGGCAACGAAACCCCGGAGGAGAAGGCCAAGAAGATCGCAGAACAGGGTGCGAAAAATGCGGAAGAAATGATGCGCATGATCTACGAAGAGCACGCAGACATGACCGAAAAGGTCTTGCCGCTCTTTGTGGCGCTGGATAAGGGCGAAGAGCTTCCGCCCACCAGAAAGCTGGCCGCAGCAATGTCCCGCGCGCTGTCTGATGACGATTTCATGGCTTTTTTGAGATCCTTGATGTGATCGGCGTGGAAGGATATAAACGGATGGTCTCGACCATTCGTCTGGATTTGCTGGAACTTTTCGGCAAGTCCTATATCCTCGACCACATCAAAAAAGAAATCAGAAACCACGATGAAATTCAATTCTACCGCGATTGCGTAGCAGATGCCGTTGGCGGTCTTGCGGGAGCTAACGTTCTTTATTCCTACGTTGCTTCGTATACATTCCCGCTTTATGTAAAGCAGATCGACAAGCGGTCTGCGGCGGAGATCACGGAAGAAAACAGCAAGGCTCTTAAAGAGCTGTGCGGAGGGGGTGATGGAACCTGAAACTTTTTGAATTGAGCGCCACCCTCGGGCTGGACGACAGCGCCTACCGGCAGGGCATCCAGAATGTGCAATCTGAGACAAAAAAGACCGTTTCTTCGCTGTCAGGAGAGTACAGCAAGGCCGCAAAGGCCGTAGTGGAGCTGACCAGACGTTACAACGAATCGGTGGGCAAGACCGGCAAAGCGTCCTCTGAGACCAAAAATCTCAAGACCATGTTGTCGCAGGCAGAAGCGCAGCTCAGGGCAACCACGACCGCGCTGAAAGCTGCAAGCAACGGCATGGAGGGCTTTGCCAGCTCCACGGATAAAGCGTCCAGCAAGTCTCTGGCCGGTGCCATTGCGCAGGGCACGATCATGGCGGGCCTTTTCTCAAAACTCAGCTCTGCCGCTCTTGCCGCTGCGAAAAGTTTCATTCAGTCTGGCATCGACTACAACGCCCAGATCGAGAGTTACACTGTTGGGTTTACCAATATGCTTGGCAGCGCAGAAGCTGCACAGCAGGTCATGAGCCAGATCCAGGAAGACGCGGCAAAAACCCCGTTTGATGTCGAGTCCCTGACAAAGGCAAACCAATACTTGATCTCTGCAGGCGAGAACGCTTCCTATGCCCGCAATACCATCATGGCACTGGGCGACGCAGTCTCTGCGACAGGTGGCGGAAACGACGAGCTGAACCGCATGTCCCAGAACCTGCAGCAGATCGCCAACACCGGCAAGGCTACAACGGCCGATATCAAGCAGTTTGCTTATGCTGGCATCGACGTGTACGGCATTCTGGCCGACTACACAGGCAAATCCACCACCGAAGTGCAGAACATGACCATCAGTTATGATCTGCTGACGCAGGCTTTGCAGGCTGCATCCGAAGAGGGCGGGCGTTACTACAACAGCATGGACACCCAGAGCCAGACCATGAATGGCCGCGTGTCTACTCTGAAGGACAATGTAAAGCAGCTGGCGGGATTGCTGACCGGCGATTTATCCAGTGGCGTCGGCGTTGTAATCGGCAATCTGAACGACATGCTCGTCGCAGCACAGGAAGCCTACAAAACCGACGGGTGGCTTGGCCTGGCTGGGGCGATTACTGGTCTGAGCGGCCCAATTTCGTCCGTCAAATCCTGGTTTGAGGGCTTTGCTTCCAGTGCCTCCACCTGGCTGGACAAGCTGAGCTATAAGCTCAATCGCTTTCTGGGAAAAGCCGCCACAGCAGACTTCGATACTTACGAAGAGTACGCGGATGCAAATAACCGGCAGAGCAACCGTAACAGGTTGCGGCAAAACGCGCTAAAAGGTATCGGAATCAGTAACAAGAGCTGGTCTGAGCGTCAGGCGGAACTTGCTGCAGCAGCCGGCAACGGCGGCAGCAGCATCACCACAACCCCAACCGGCACCGAAAAGAAAAAATCCACAGGTAAAAAATCCACCACCGAAACGGTCATTTCGTCCATCTCCAGCACGGCTACGACCACCGCACAGAATGCGCTGGGCACTGTGACCACCAGCATCCAGACCCTTACCGAAAAGGTCAAGGACAGCGCTGGCAAAATCAAAGACCGCATCACCGAGACCACCACCACGACCGGCAAGGAGATGGTGAACGGTGTTGCCACGACCTTTAAGCAGGTCGAGACCAAAGTCAACGGCACGGTCACAAAGGTCACAAAGACCTATGACGACATGTCAAAAACGCTGCTGGGCACCTTTACCAACGTCTCGGAAACCACCTTTAACGGCATCACCACAAAGGTGCAGCAGGCGGTGGAGAAGTACGCGGACGGCAGCGAGCATATCAAGAAGACCGTCACAGAGACCGGACAGCGCGTCGGAGAGAACGGCGCGGAGACCTACGAGAAGATCATCACCTACATCGACGGCATTCAAGATAAGGTGACGGAGACCTCCAACGAGATTGACAAGAGCGTAAAGGGCACCCAGAGCCGCATTGACCAGCAGCTGAGCGAGGCTTCCGGCCAGCTGGATAAGGGCATTTTCGGGCTGGTAAAAAGCGCCTTTAGTGACGCCAAAAATGGCGACTGGGGCGGTCTCGCTCTGGATTTTGTCAATCTAATCTGGGGCGAAGTGTCGCAGGATCAGCGTGACGTGATCTCTAAGTGGCTTGCGGACGCGCTGACCGCAGTCAATGAGGGCTACTTCAGCGGTGGCATCGGCAAGGCGCTGGGGTCTATCCAGAGCATCTTCACAAACGGCATTACTGCCGGAGTGGATGGCGCCACTACGTCTGTAAAGGCGTTCTCTAAGATCGTGCAGGGCCTTGCAAGCTCCGGCGGCGTGGGCGGAGCACTAGGCGGCATCGTCCAGAGCTTTTCCGGCATGGCAGGCGGCATCACTTCTGCACTGGGCGGCATCGTGTCCTTTGTGGCAGCGAACCCCGTCCTTGCCCTGATCCTGGGCGTTGGCGCTGCGGGCGCTGCAGCTGGCGGCATCGGGCTTGCGCTGTGGGCCAAAAACAAAAAGAGCAAAGACCCGGTCAATAATTACAAGAGCCCGTTTGACGATGTGGGCGTTTACGACAGCCTGAGCGAGTTTTCTACGCGGTCTGCGATACAGTACCGCGTCACCGGCCAGCAGTCCATTGTTGACCGGCAGACCAGCATTCTTGAACGCATCGAGGGGATGCTGGACGAGCATCTGCCTGACATCGGCAAGGGTCAGGTGGTCATGGATTCCGGTGAGCTTGTCGGCGTTTTGTCTCCGCGTATGGCAAATAATGTGGATCTGCACATCGGCGTTGCAGTGACCCGGAAAGCGAGGGGCGTATAATGGCAAAATTGCAAGGCGCAAAAATCGGCGATTATCATACCCTCACGGACTGGGGTCTGTACCTCAAAGTGGGCAGCCCGAAGATCAGCAGCGCGGAGGTGGACGAGTACCTGGTACAGGTGCCAGGCTCTGATACGCTGCTCAACCTGACCAGTTCTTTGGACGGCAGGCCACACTACAAAAAGCGCACCATTACCATGGAGCTGCTGTGCAGGGCACCAAAAAAAACCTGGCCGACCCTTTACAGCCGGATCGCAAACGCCATCCATGGCAAATGGCTTCAATGTAAGTTCGACAATGATCCATCTTTCTACTGGGAGGGTTTGTGGAGCGTGTCCATGACGCGCGACCGGCTTTCCAGTGCGTTCACCATCACAGGCACCTGCAGCCCCTTCAAGCGCAGTGTATACGACGGCTCTGATGACTGGCTGTGGGATGACCTTGTATTTGATACGGCGATCATCCGCAATTATACGGATATCCAGCTCAAAGCCAACGAGGACATCACCGTAACTGTCACCGGCGCACCAAGAGCAGCTGGCATCTACTTCAAGCGCAGCGAGGACGCTGCCGACATTGCGGTGTCCCTCAATGGCCTTGAGGTTGGCATCCTTGCAAAGTCTACAGAGTGGCAGTACATTGAGGGCTTGCATATGCCGGATGGCGTTGTAGGTACTCTCATCTTTGCGGCGTCTGCGGATTGCAGCATCAGCATCCGATATCTGGGGGGCAGCTTATGAGCTATAAAGTTTATGCGGGCGTCCAGACCGGCGTTGACGTGTGGAAGACAAAGACCTGCATTTACGACCCAACGGACTACACGGACACAAAAAAGCTCATCAGTCCAACTCTGACACGGGAGGTGAGCAAGGCCGGCAGCTTGGAATTCACCCTGCCGCTTGGCAATGTGGCCCACTCAGCTTTGCAAAAAATGCGCACGACCGTGTCCGTAGAACAAGACGGTGTGCGCATCTGGGAGGGCAGGCCCATGAGCCATGAGCAGGATTTTATGCTGCGTCAAAAAGTCTTTTGCGAGGGAGAGCTGGCCTACCTCAACGACAGCTCTGTTGCGCCATATACAGCCAAAGACGTGACGATCAAGCAATTTCTTTCGTTTCTGCTGGAAAACCACACCGGCATGGTGGACGCATACAAGTCGTTTGTCTGCGGAAATGTTGGCTTTCCGAGCACCAGCGTGGTGGTGCCAGAGCTGCATAACTGCGTGATGAAACTGGAATACATGGCGGGTACTCCGGATAGTGACGGCGATTACAGGTATGAATATGGACTTTATACCTCGTCCGGCGTACAGCTTGTAAGCCAATATGAAGTCGGCTACTCGGATGATGACACGGCCCCGGATCCATCCGCGTACAGCTGGACGCTGAATGAAAAGCATGCAGATTCTTCCATAAACGGGTATATCTGGCGCACTGGAAACGGCCTTTTTTCCGTGAGCGTAAACGTGGCTTTATCCTTGGATGGTGACGGCCAGACGCACGAAGCCACGCAAAGAACGGTTACGCCGGATATCACATGCGCTACGCACTCAAAATCCTTTCCGCCTGAGACGGAATACGATCTCAAAGACACGGTCTCGAAAAATTGGAAAATCGAAAAGCAGGGAGACGGCTATGCCGTCTTGTTCAACGGTGCAGCTTTGCCGGATTCTTCCGTTGTCCGTTACGATTCTGCGCCACGGTACACCTTTGGCGATGGACGAAATTTTGGCGTTACATGGGATGTCATCCAAAATGAGCTTGTGGATGTATACGGCGGGTATCTGATCGTCCGGCACGAAAACGGGGCCCGGTATCTGGACTACGTCCGGGAAGTGCAGGAGAAAAACGGGCAGCCCATCGCATTCGGCACAAACCTGCTCGACCTGAGCAGCTACGTCAAAGCAGAGGATATTGTCACCCGCGTCATTGCCGTCGGAAAAAAGAAATCCGGCTGGTTTTTGTGGGAGAAAACCAACACCATCACGGCAACCGCTAACGACGCCACCGCGCAAAAGCTGTTTGGCATCATCGCGCGGGTCATTGTGCAGGACGGAACCGAAAACACAACGCAGTCGCTTCTGGATGCCGCAAACGCGGAGCTGTCCAAAAACTTGCGTTACCTTGACGGAATCACGGTAAAGGCTGTGGACCTCAAGGATGCCGGCGTGGATATCGCCCGCCTTGGCTTTGGCAAGATGACACACATCTACTCCAACCCGCACGGGGTGAACACCTGGCTTTTGTGCTCTAAGCTTGTGGAGCCTTTGGACGCGCCGGACAAAAAAGAATTCACGCTGGGCATTGATTTCTCCAGCGTCAGCGACTTGCAGGCCCTGAGCGCACGAAAAGCCAGTGACGCCTATGACCTGAGCCGCTCGCTGAAGGGCTATGCATCCGCAAAGGGGTGATAAATTGGATAAGACATTTGACGAAGCAATTTCCGAAGTCCGCAATGCAGAACGCGGCGTGGAAGTACGGGAAGCCCTTGCACAGGGCTTTGAGTATGTGAAGCAGTATGGCGAAGCTGTTATCGCGCGGCAGGAAGAAGCTGTTCAGAGTGCGGAAACAGCCACAAACGCGGCGGCAACTGCCACAGCACAGGCCGCAGCAGCAGCCAAGACAGTCAAAGACGCCACTGCAAGCGCCATAAGCGCAGCGCAAGAGCAGGCAGGTATTTCGACATCGAAAGCCGAGGAATCTGCTTCCAGTGCCGAAGAAGCAGCGGCCAGTGAAACTGCTGCCGCGTCTAGTGCATCTGCCGCAAAGGTCAGCGAGGAAGCAGCTGCAAAGAGTGCCGCCGACGCAAAGGTTATCGTGTCCACTGACACGACCCTGACCGTATCGGGCGCACCGGCTGACGCAAAGGCGACCGGCGACGCCCTGGATCAGAGGTATACCAAAGCCCAGGCCGACGACAAGTTCGGCACGCCGTACACCCTGCCGCCTGCTACGGCGGACCAGCTGGGCGGCGTGAAGGTGGGCGACTATCTGGACATCGCTGCGGACGGCACCCTGAGCGGCAAGACGCTGTATGACACCATCGCGGCCAGTGTGGCGGTCAAGTCGGAGGCGCGGCTGGTGTGGAGCGGAAAAACAACGATTGGGAGGAGAAAAACTGAGACAATTAACGTTCAGGACGGTGTAGATTACGTTAACCTCCGCGTAAACGAAGCTGATTTTAATCTTACCCCTGGTATGACATATGAAGCTCACATTTCTAGCGCGGGAAGTCTCACGGTCACAGTATTATTTTCGGCCGACAAAAAAAGGCTTGAATGTACCCTTACCAATACGCTGAATACTGTATCGGTTGTATTCACCGGCTACCACTACCCTACGCTGGCCGAGCTGCTGACCGAGACGCAGGCCGCGCAGGCGGACACGGACGCCCTGGCGGTAGATCAGGAGTACCGCGTCGCCCTGCTGGAGCTGGGACTGACCGATGACACCACCACTGACACCACCACATAATGAGGTAAAAACTATGTTGTATCGTATCTGTAAACGCCTGATCGAGCGCGGCCAGACCGCTGGCCTTGCGGAAAAAATTGATGTTTTTTACGCCCTCGGCCGCATCACCGAGGCCGAGTACAAGGAGCTGATCGAGCTGCTGGAGGACAAGACCGGCAATAAGAACAAGGAGGCTTAAATGAGTAAAACAATCATGGACGTTTCCCGCTGGCAGGGCAACATCGACTGGGACAAGGTCAAGGCCAGCGGAAAAATTGACGGCGTGATGCTGCGGGCAATGGGCAACAGCAAGACAGGCGCACCCAGCAAGCCGTATCTTGACCCGACCTTTGAGCGCAACTATGCAGAGTGCACTCGGCTGGGCATCCCGGTAGGCGTGTATGGCTATTTCAAGGCCGTCAGCCGGGCAGAAGCTGACAAGGAGCTGGCCCTGCTGAAAAGCGCCCTGATCGGCAAGACGCTGCGCCTGCCGGTGGCTGTGGACATCGAGGACGCGCTGCCCGCGAAGCTTAGCAAAGAGGTGCTGACCGACCTGACTGCTTACGAGCTGAAAACGGTGCAGGACTGGGGATTTTATTCTATCTTGTACACCTACCTGAGCTATGCAGACAAGCACCTTTACATGACCGGCGCGGCGCTCAAGCCCTATGATGTGTGGCTGGCGGCCTACCGTAGCCAGAAGCCCGCCACGGTATACCCCTATGGGATGTGGCAGCATACCAGCTCCGGCAGCGTGCCGGGCGTTGCCGGCAATGTTGACCTGTCCATTGCCTACAAGGACTATACCAGTATCATCTGCAAGAAGGGCCTGACCCGTCTCCGGGAGGGCAAATGACCGAAAAAGAAGCTCTACTGTGGGTGCTGGGCATCCTGGGCAGCCTGTGCGCTGCGGTCATCACCATCGACAAGGTGCTGGACATCATCCACAAGTACGTCAAAAATGCACAGGCCCCCGACGATGCGCAGAACAAGCGCATTGACACCATTGAAAAGCGACTGGCTGCGGTAGAAACTGTTTCCACGCAGCACGCCGCGGCCCTTAGACGCGATTTGACGCGCTTTGACGGCATCGATGAAGAAATGCGTCTTGTCCTTGTTGGCGTGCAGAATCTTCTGGATGCGCAACTATCCGGCAACAACCGCGAAGGTATGCAAAAAAGCAAATCCGATATTAACAACTACCTGCTGAAAGGAGTAACAAATCATGGAAGCAATGCTTAACTTTATCCCCGCCCCCGTCGCAATCGTTCTTATTATCGTCGGCTTTGTGGCTTTGGCTGTCGGCGCTATCCGCATGGGCTATAAGCAGCTTGTCAAAGATCTGGCCTATGACCTCGTGTGCAAGGCCGAGGACAGCATCATGGGCAGCGGCCAGGGCGCAAAGAAAAAGAAGCAGGTCTTTGACGCGCTGCGTGCGGCCTGCCCTGCATGGCTGAAGCCTATCATCACGGATGAAGTGCTTGACGCGGTGATTGAAAAGGCCGTGAGCCTGATGAAGAAGGCATTGGCAGAAAAGAAGCCTACCATCAACAAGGAGTAATTTATGATCGAGCTAAGCGTATCTCTCGCATCCAATGGCGTCGTCAAAGTGCCGGGCTATGAGCAGCTGGTGCGCTTTGGCTACACCAAAAACAAGGGCGTGTACCGGCTCAACGTCACCGCATCCGGCGAGTGGGAAGGGCTGACTATCCGGGCCTTTTGGCACGTCCCGGGCGGCAAAGACCCGGCATCCTCGCTGGTGGTGGACGGCTCTGTGGATGTGCCCGCCAGCGTTACCGCACAGCCCGGCAACGGCTGCATTACCTTTGAGGGCAGCGACGGCACAAAGACCGTGACCAGCGCCGACCTGCGATATCGCGTCAGCGCCAACAGCGGCACAGAGGACGGCACTATGCCGGAACCGGACTCGCCCGCGTGGCAGCAGCTGGTGGATGCCGTGCACAAAGATGCCACCGCCGCAGAGCAGGCCAAGACCGACGCGCAGACTGCAGCGCAGCAGGCAGGAGCAGCCGCACAAAAGGCCGCTGCCAGCGAGAAAGCTGCCGGTGACGCACAGAAAAAGGCCGCTGACAGCTTACAGGAACTGAAAGACGGCATTGCCGCTGGTAACTTCAAAGGCGAGAAAGGCGACAAGGGCGACACTGGCCCGATCGGCCCGCAGGGTGAGCAAGGCCCTCAAGGCCCCACTGGTGCTACCGGAGCCACCGGCCCGCAGGGCGAGACTGGCCCTCGTGGTGAACAGGGGCCGCGTGGCATTCAGGGCGAGCGCGGCCCGCAGGGTGCGCAGGGGCCGCAGGGCGAAAAAGGTGACACTGGGCCACAGGGGCCTAAAGGCGACCCCGGCCCGGCAGGTGCAGACGGCAAAGATGGCATACAAATTGATGATACCGCCGTGGGGCCCGACGCCTGGAGCAGCAAGCACATCGTGGACATGCTCTGCCCGCCACTGGAAGAGACCGGCAACCCGTTGCAGTGCTACCCCGTGGCAAATTATCCGCTGGGCGTGACTGCCAGCTGGGAGCCCACGCAGGAAGGGAGCGCCGAACCTAGCCCGGACAATGTCCGGCCGATTAAGGGCAGGGACAGCGCGACGGTCGAGCGGTGCGGGGAGAATCTGCTGGACGAAGCGCGTTTTCCTATCATTAAAACCAATAACAATATTAAAATTGCCTCTAAAATAACTTTGCCTGCCGGAACTTATACAGTTTGTGTCTTGTCAGTGGCAACTGCAGTCTGCGCAAACGGAGCTGACGCTGAGCATACATATAACTCCAATAAGCACACATTCACACTTGCTAGACAGACCGCAATACAGCCAGATTCGTACTGGGTACAAGGGCGGCCTGAAAAAGATGAAAAAATTTGGATTGTCGAAGGCAATGAATGGAGAGCCTACACCCACTACACCGGCCAAACCTCCACCCTCACTCTGCCCCGCACCATCTACGGCGGCACGGTGGATGCTGTGACGGGAGAGGGGCAGGAGACGTGGCAAGCCAAGTCCTTTAACGGTACAGAAAATTGGGCACTATATGACGATGGTAGTAGCGCCAAATTTTTTTACACGGCTGACTATACCGTAGATAGCGAACCGCTTGATACTATATGTTCACATTTTAGCAAAGCTGCGTTTACTCGGGGGACAATTATCCGCGTTTATACGAGTGTATTTACCGACTTAGATGCGTATAAAGACTACCTCACCGCCCAGTACGCGGCAGGAACACCTGTCCAAATCGCCTACAAGCTGGCAACTCCAACGCCTTTCACTGCCACCGGCGCACAGCCTATCCCCGCCCTCCCCGGAGTGAACACAGTCTTGACCGACGCAGACAGTGCAACCGTCACCGGCAGAGCAGACCCCATCAAGCGCATCACTGACCTTGAGGACGCAGTAGCGTCCATGACCTAAAGGAGGACTGACTATGGCAATCAAAAGCAAAGCCCGCCATGACCTGACCCTGCGCTCCATCAAGCGGGAAATCGCCGCTGGCCGCGATGTGGCATACTGGCTGGACAGGGCGTACACCCATCTGGACAGCGGCCTGCTGACGGAGGATGACATCGCAGAGGTGGAAACTCTGGCAAGGGCGTACTATGACGCACTGGACGCGGAAGACAAGGCGGACGCTGAGGAAATCACACAGTAAGGAGGATATCATGGCAAGCACTACATACCGCCATCTCGGTGACGTCACCGGGATGTTCGCCGCACAAGAACAATTTCGTGACATCACGAAAATGGTGACAAAACGTCACCAGTTTGCCGTGCTTGGCAATATGGTGCGCAACGCGGGACAGCTGCCGCAGCCTTTCTGGCTCGGTGCTGCCCGTGGCGGCGGCTCGTGTAGTGCTGCCCGCTGCGCTGCAAGGACTTGACCGACAGCAGATGACCGCCGCCATCAAAAGCGCACCGCTTGGGAGGGTAGACCGTAAGATAGCCTTACTGCGGTACGTTGAGCGGCTCCCGCTGCCGGATATTGCAGCACAGACCAATTACAGCCGGACGGCGATAGGCTACCGGCTGAAAGGTATTTACAAAATGCTGAATATGTGATATACTAATTATACGAGATGGTGGATAGCGCATACACATCCATCATGAATGTATGCAAGAGACCAGCGGAAGAACGTTTACCCGCTGGTCTCTTTTTTCAACCCCCGGTGTTCCGTTTGGAGCATCGGGGGATTTTTTTACTTTTTCTTCAATTCCTCAAGCCTGCTGGAAAGTTCTTCTTCCCATCCTTCATGTTCTTTAAGGTACGGGGCGTAGATCAGTTCTTCGGCCTCTTTGCGGGCCGCAACGGCTTCTTCGATTGTGTCATAGCTGCCGAGATGATATTGCTTGCGTTGGAAATTGATATATGCACGCCATCGACCGTGGCAGTCTTTGCACACACCATTCGCGCCAGAAGTGGAATTTTTATTGATATGGCCTCCGACCGCCCTTGTGCGAATCGACATAAGGGAAGAGCCACCCGCGTAAGCTGTGCTGTGAATTGCCCCGGTTTTCTCTCCAATGTCCCTGTTGCAATCTGCGCAATGCTGGATTCGAGAAAGCCTTGTGATCTTTACGGCGGTTTCCTTCCCACATTTCGGGCAAATAGCACGGCACAGAAAGCAGCCTGACCTCTTTTCGGGCAAAACTTCCAATACTTTCCATCCGTTAATAATCTGTCCTTCTTTTTTCTTCGCCTTTCGTAAAGCCGTCTCCGTCATGGCTGGCTTTTGCCCTCGATTCGCGCAAGACAGACAGCTTCGGCTTTTGCCAAGACGCAGGGAGCTGTCATACACGTCTTTTACCACTCCGCACTCACACTGGCATGTGTAGTAGTGCGGCTTTTCAGACGGCGCAAGCACCGTCCACTTTCCAAAATGCTTTCCAGTCAAATCTTCTGCCATAACATTCTCCTCAGATCAGCCCATAGTGCTCGGCCAGCAGGAAGCGGACGTATTCCGGGCAGTCGCGCTCGCCCAAACACCACCCCTGCACCGTGCGGCGCGGGATGCCCGCACCCTTTGCAAAGGCGGTCTGGCTGATGCCGGATGCCACCACCATCTCCCGCACGCTCATGCGGGAGACGTCCCAGAGATGGGACAGGCGGGCGGTCTCGTCGTCCAGATCGGCGCAGCCATCGGAATCGTCCGGGATGCTGAGGGTGACGTTACCGAGAAAAACTTCTTTCGGCTGCTTGGCAGCCATGCCAAAAAGTTCTGCATTGCTGTACATAGTTGACTTCCTTTCTTTTGGGTGATAATATGTTCGTGTACCTCCATGGTACGTCTTTCACAAAAGCCCCGTCAGGTGTTCGCTGCACTTGACGGGGCTTTTTTATTTAGTAGATCTCAACGCCCAGTTTTTCGGCGGCGGCTTCAACGACTTCTTCAAACGAGGGGCCGCGATTCGGGTCGTTCCAGTCGTAATCGCCAGCGGATGCAGCTTCCCACTCTTCTTCCATGTCAGCTGCCTTGCACAGCTCGGTGCACAGCTCGTAATCCCAGACATCGGACTTGCGGATGTCAGCGGCGATTTCAATAGCGTTTCTCATAATTTTGTACCTCCATGTTGTTGTGTGTTGGTGTCTTTCACTGTCTTTATTATACGCTCATTGAGCGCAAAAATCAAGCCTTTTTGTAAAAATTTGCGCTCAATGAGCACTTTTTTTCTTTTGGCAAAATAGAGCATTTTTGTCCTTCGTTGTACCTTCGTTGTCTCTCCCGCCGGGCGGCTCTGCTACACTGGGCGCAAAGGAGGCAAGCGCCAATGTGGATCAAGTTCAGCCCCAACCCCAACGGGGGCAGCGTCGGAGACTGTGCTGTGCGTGCGGTAGCTGCGGCCACTGGGCAGAGCTGGGAGCAGGCCTACATTGGATTGGCGCTGACCGGCTTTGCTCTCGGCGATATGCCCAGCGCCAACCGCACATGGGGCGCATACCTCCAAAAGCACGGATTCAAGCGTCGCCTTGTCGAGGCGGACTGCACCACCTGTTACACGGTGGCAGATTTTGCCCGGGAGTACCCGAACGGCGTGTATGTACTGGGCTGCTCCGGCCACGTTCTGGCCGTGGTCAACGGCGACTGGCTAGACAGCTGGGACAGCGGCGCAGAATGCCCGATCTACTACTGGTACAAGGAGGACTAAGCAATGCCGATCTATAACGGATACCCACAAGTGTATTACCCGCAACAGCCGCAGGGGCAGCTTGAACAGCTCAGGGCGGCACAGTACCAGCCCCAGCCCGTCATGATGCCTACAATGCAGGGGCAGGCCGCACAGGCGGACAGCGGTTTTATCTGGGTACAGGGTGAAGCGGCAGCTCGGGGCTATCTGGTCGCCAACGGGAGCCGGGTGCTTTTACTGGATGCCGATTCCGATACCTTTTACATCAAAGAAGTGGGACAGGACGGCAGGCCGTTCCCTCTCCGCATCTACGACTACAAAGAACGCACCAGCGGCCCCAAAGCGTCGATCGCTGCCACGCAAGCCGCAGGCGGGGAGTATGTCACCCGCAAGGAGTTCGACGCGCTGGCGGCAAAGCTGGCGGCGTTGGAGAAGCAGGAAGCACCAGAGCCGGAAAAGGAGAGCTAAACGATGAGCAGCAGCTTGTACAACTCGATGGGCCGACAGACCCAGAACCCCATTGGCGGGCAGTTCCAGCAGTTTATGGGCCAGATGCAGGGAAAGAACCCGCAGGAGATGATAAACCAGATGCTCACCTCCGGGCAGCTTTCACAACAGCAGCTCAACGCCATTCAGCAGCGGGCACAGCAGATCGCGCCGATGCTCAACGGCATGAAAAATATGTTTGGATTCTAAAATGCGGCCGCATTTAGAATAAATTTCAAAATCTAACGTAAAGGAGTAAAACTATGTCTCTTTCTTCTGATAGCACGGTTCTGACCATGCCGGTACAGCCCGCCAACGGTTACAGCAACGGCTTCAACGGCTGGGGCGGCGACTGGATGGGTTGGATCGTCCTCTTCCTGATTTTCGGCATGTTCGGCTGGGGCGGCATGGGCGGCTTTGGCTGGGGCGGCGGCATGGGCGGCGCTTCGCCTTATATGACCAGCGCTGTCACACAGGCAGACCTGCAGCGCGGCTTCGACAACCAGAGCGTCATGAACAAGCTGAACGGGCTGGAAAGCGGCCTGTGTGATGGCTTCTATGCCATGAACACCGGGATGCTTCAGGGCTTCAACGGCGTGCAGCAGGGCCTGAACGGTGTCACCAACGCCATGCAGCAGGGCTTCAACAGCACCAACGTTGCGCTGATGCAGGGTCAGAATGCTCTGGCTACACAGCTGGCAGACTGCTGCTGCAAGACCCAGACCGCAATCCAGGGCGTCAACTACAATCTGGCCACTCAGGAGTGCGACACCCGGAACCAGATGCAGCAGGGCTTCTGCGCAACGCAGAACACCATGAACAACAACGCCCGGGACATCATCGAGAATCAGAACAGCAACACCCGCGCGGTGCTCGACTTCCTGACCAATGATAAGATCGCCACCCTGCAGAGCGAGAACGACGAGCTGCGCCGGGCTGCTTCCCAGGATCGCCAGAGCGCGTTCCTGACCACCGCGATGAACGCGCAGACCAACCAGATTATCGGGACTCTGCAGCAGAAAGCTCCCGTGCCTGCCTATCAGGTGCCTAACCCCAACGCCATTTACTATGGCTGTGGGACCGGCTGCGGCAGCTGCGCCTAACCAAATAACGGCAACTGACTGCAATTTGTAGTCTGTTCAGCCCCTGAGCTGATTTTGCAAACCAGAGCGCCGGGGCAGTAGTCTCGGCGTTTTTATTATGAAAGGAGCCGATAAAATGGCTGAATTTACGAATTCCAATACCGTGACGGTAGCGGCTGGGCAGGATCTCCCGTTGACGGAGACTGCGGCGAAAGCGCCTGCGTGCATTGTGCACCGTGCTGGCAGCGGCCTTGTGACGCTGCGCGGCCTGACAAGCGGACAGTGCCGGGCCCGTTTCAAGGTGAGCTTTGGCGGCAATATCGCCATTCCCACAGGCGGCACTGTGGGACCCATTTCCGTGGCGCTGGCTGTCGGCGGTGAGGCGCTCAATAGCGCAACCGCCATTGTCACACCTGCTGCAGTCGAAAACTACTTCAACGTTTCTGTTGCTGCGTTCATCGAGGTGCCGCGCGGCTGCTGCTTGACCGTGGCGGTTAAAAACACCAGCACGCAGGCGGTCAGCATTGCAAACAGCAACTTGATCGTTGAGCGGGTAGCATAAGAAAGGAGATAAAGTCATGCTGGATAAACTGAATCATCTGAAGGATGAGATGTGCGACGAGCTCATGGAGCTGACCGACAAAAAAAACCGATCTCCGGGTGATATCGAGATGATCGGCGAGATCGTGGATATCATTCTGGACATCCACCGCATCGAGGACTACTGCGAGGGCGGCGAGTACAGCCGAACAGGCGAGTGGGAAGCTGACATGCGCGGGACTTTCGGCCACGATGCCGGAAACGGTTACAACCGGGGCAACAGCTATGCCAACCGAGGCCGTCACTATGTGCGCGGGCACTACTCCCGCACGGATGGCCGTGAGCGTATGATCTCTGACATCGAGGACATGATGCAGGAAGCCACCGGTTCAGAGCGTGATGCCTACAAGCGGGCCGCTGACATCTTGCGGAATGCATAAGAGAGGGGGCGGCAGGCATGGACATCGATGAGATCAACACCCATATTCACAAGCTGAAATGCGGTTCAACGGACTGGCAGAGCGTGGAAAAGCTTGCCGCCCTCTGCACTGTGCGGGACGAGCTGGAAGAAAAGCAGGCACCTGAAACGCAGATCCAGGCACTGCCGCCCGCGACTTATGCGGCGGCGTACTCCACGGCAGCGGAACCGCAAAGCGACTTTGTGGTGGCTGCCAGCTCTGTTCCTTTTGGCGGTCTGATGCAGGTGCTTGACGAGCACATGAAGGCAATAAAGCTGGTGTACCCAAAAGAGTATGAGCTTGTAATGCGAAAGATAAGCGACTTGTAAAAAGGCATAGAATGTGCTATTTTTACATAAGCTTCAGCGTTTTGGCACGGGATGCATAATCTAACAGAAAACTAACAAGTTGATAATTGTTCACGTTAAAACGCTAAATAAATTTGATTTGTAATCAGTGGGTTGCAGGTTCAACTCCTGTCACCAGCTCCAA